ATTCAACAAGGTTGGATTTGTAAAAGACCCGTCACCATACGCAGTGTATAGTGGCGCGATCCATCTGACTGGCAAAGTGCTGTATGAAAATACAGGTCCGGAGTTTCCTCCGGATATTGTCATCAACCCTACGCCGTTGAGTGAACTCAACGCGTTTGGTGCAACCGCTATTTCAAGGGTTGCCCCAACGAATCCCACTGCTGGGCTATCCACATTCCTACTGGAGCTTAAAGAGGGCTTGCCCTCTATTCCAGTATTGATGTCGTTCAAGGACAAGACTCATAACCTTCGTCAGAAGGGCGGGTCGGAGTACTTGAACGTGGAATTTGGATGGCGGCCGATGATCGCCGATCTACACGATATGGCGAAATCAGTCTCGAATGCTAGGCATGTATTCGAGCAATTTCTTGCAGATTCTGGCAAGAAAATTCGGCGCAGCTACGTGTTCCCTGAGGAGAAAACAACCAGGACGTACGAAAACCAGAAGATGTTTACTGGTTCCGAACAATCTGGATATGGTCAACTCAGTGGAACAGTGACCGACGTTGAAACCATCGAGAGATGGTTCTCAGGAGCTTTTAGATATCACCTGCCCAACGGTACATCAGCGTTGGACAGGATGAAGCTCTATGAGTCACAGATTAATCATCTGCTAGGGACCCGTATAACTCCTGCGGTTCTCTGGAACGTCGCTCCGTGGTCGTGGATGCTTGATTGGTTCGGGAATATTGGAGACGTAGTACAGAATATCTCCAATCTCGGCCAAGATGGCATGGTGATGCAGTATGGTTACATGATGGAACGAAAAACCATCGTGCGAACTCTCATCGCGAATTCTCCGGGTGGATTACTGGAAACAGTAATTACCGTGAAGACTGAACGACGAGTGGCTGCAACACCGTACGGCTTTGGATTGACCTATGACGGGCTTTCGCTTCGTCAGAAGGCAATCCTAGCTGCCCTGGGTTTATCCTGGGGCGCTCCTGTCAGAAAGTCTTCTTTCTGATAGAATCCTTGCACAGCCAGTGCAGGGATACACCCTCTGTTAGGACACATCATGGCTTTCGCCGATCCTCAGTCACTTCCCATCTTCGGAGTCACTGAGACCCTTCCCAGGGTCTCGACTGGTGTCAACAACTCTACTTACCAGGCCGCAAGCGGCGCTGTTAAGATGACTGTTGCTCACCAGTACGGCAAGCGTACTCGCCGTACTATCCGAATTCAGCATACGAAGACGACACCCGATCCGCTGATCGAGACTCACAACATTCGAGTCTCAGCGTCGGTCTACGTGGTAGTGGACATCCCCGCTGGGGGTGCCTACACCAACGCAGAGGTCAAGGACCTGTGTGTGGCTCTTTCGAGCTATCTCACTGCGTCCACGAATGCTAACTCCCTTAAGTTGGCGGGTGGCGAGAACTAGTTCTCGACTGCCCTCCAATTACTGCTTGCGCAGTGGGAGTGGGTGACTGAATCAAGCGCAAGGTCATGGCCAGGAATACTACCTCTGTTAGGAGGAGCATTGAAAAGCCTGACGTTGCTCTGGCAGACAGTTGCCTCTGATTTGGGCAACTTGTGCGGTGCAAGCACTGCTCGCGACTATAAAACGGTCGTGAGTCGTGTCGAAAATGAGGGGTTATCGTTTCTGACGATAACCCTGGCTCAATTTGCCAAAGACCTCGAAAAAGGTCTGGAGCAAAATCGAGTCGATCGCCATCTTTTCACTGGTTTCCAGCGAAAAGGAGAGCTCCCCCTATTCTTAGGAGGTTTTCTCGATCGCATTTTCGACCGTGCGAACGGAGTCCTACTTCAAGACCCATCTTCCGATGCGATCTACGCTATACGTCAGCTTACGCTGATGTTTGCAAAGATCAACCTCCCCTGCAGCGATGCAAGGACCGAGGCGGCCATCACGGGTTTCTTGAAGTGTGAGCAAGAACTGAAACAGTTCGATTCAGAGTATTCAGGGTCATCCAACTCGTTGGATTTCCGTCGAATCTCGTTCTTACTGTTCAGGTCTGTGCTAGGACGTCTTGAGAAGGACGTCTGGGAAGATTCAATAATCCCAAAGCACGGACCGGGCGCCACTGCGGACAAACTTAAGGGAAACCGAAAGTTTGTTCAGAAGGAGTGGCCGCTTCGCCTTGAGGAGCATTTTCCATATGTGGACTATGCCCTCCCCAACCACCGGTATCACCAGATGGTTGACCGCGTTCAGTTCTTGGAACCTGGAGCTGAGAGGCCCGTTAGGGTTATCACAGTTCCTAAGACGCTCAAAACACCTCGAATTATCGCGATTGAGCCTACTGCCATGCAATACATGCAGCAGGCTCTTCTCGAGCAATTCGTGTCATACCTTGAATCAGATAAGTCTGGTTCAATCCAAGGTATGCTCGGATACACAGATCAGGTTCCTAACCAGAATCTGGCTTGTGAGGGTTCCCGGGGGGGTACCCTCGCTACACTGGATCTCAGTGAAGCATCCGACCGTGTTTCGAATCAGCTAGTCCTTGACATGTTTCACTACTTCCCATTGCTTTCGGGAGCAGTGCAAGCATGTCGTTCAAGGAAGGCTGATGTGAACGGAAAGACTATACGTCTTTCCAAGTTCGCGTCAATGGGTTCAGCCCTTTGCTTTCCTATCGAATCGATGGTATTCCTTACCGTCATATTCGCTGGGATTGAGAAGGACTTGGGACACCGTTTAACCCTGCGCGATGTTGAATCGCTTAGGGGGCAGGTGCGCGTCTACGGGGACGATATCATCGTCCCTGTTAGACATGTCACTAGCGTGAACGAGGCACTGAGAACTTTTGGGTTCAAAGTAAACCTCGCCAAGTCTTTCTGGAATGGAAGATTCCGGGAGTCTTGCGGAAAGGACTACTACGGAGGCGACGATGTCTCAATCGTACGTTGCCGTAGTTTGATCCCTTCCTCACGCGCGGACGTTTCGGAGATCGTGTCAACGATTTCCCTTCGCAACCAGATGTTCACATCTGGTTGCTGGGAAACCGCCAAACACCTTGATGGACTGCTGACCAATCTTCTTGGTCACTTCCCTGCAGTCGGAGTCAATTCTCCCGTTCTCGGCCGGACATCCTTTCTGGGTTATGATAACCAGAAGGAACACCGGGACCTGTTCATCCCTTTGGTTAAGGGATATCGGGTCACATCCACACCGCCTGCTTCTAGAGTAGACGGCGTTGATGCCTTGATGAAGTGGTTCCTGAAGCGCGGACCTAATCCGTTCGACGACAAGGATCACTTGGAACGCACTGGGCGGCCCAACGCCTTGCACATCAAATTGGGATGGTATTCGGCGGTCTAACTGCCGAATGGGGCTAGCGCTCCGAGGGAGA